ACAACCCTCGAGAACCCCACTTTCTCGAGTCAGGTCAAGTCTGAGTGTACACTCAAGGCACAAGACTTTGGCTCTAAGTTTGAGATGCCTAAAACCTTCGTAAAAAACGTCTTGAAGACGGGCGTTTCAGATGAACTCACGGCTCTCTCAAAGTTCAAGGAGATGAAGGAACTCGCGAAAACCGATGGTGGGGCTCGCAAGAGTAAAATTACAGGTATTCCCAAGCTCGATGATGCCAACAAGGCGGGAACAGCTCAATCTGGAAAGTGTACACTCATCGTCACAGAGGGTGATTCAGCAAAGACCCTCGCAGTCGCTGGTCTCTCAGTTGTTGGTCGTGATCACTACGGAGTCTTTCCTCTAAGAGGGAAGTGTAAGAATGTTAGAGATGCATCCGTTTCACAACTTACAGGAAATCAAGAGTTCAACGACCTGAAGAAGATCCTTGGTCTCCAACAAGGCAAGGAATACACCGATGTTTCAGAGCTTAGATACGGACGCTTGATGATCATGACTGACGCGGATAATGATGGTTCACATATCAAGGGTCTAATTCTCAACATGGTTCACGCGTTTTGGCCCAGTCTCCTCAAGTTGGGGTTTGTTGTTTCAATGGTCACACCTATCATTAAAGCCATGAAAGCTTCTCAGTCCAAATCGTTCTATACAGATTCCGCATTTCGTACATGGTACGGGGATGGTCAACCGGGTTGGAGGATCAAATACTATAAGGGTCTCGGTACTTCAACTTCTGTGGAGGCTCGAGAATATTTCAAAATTATCCAAGATCTCACCGTTAAATTTAACGTGGATGTAATGACGGATGATTCCGTGGTACTCGCGTTCGATAAAAAGAAGGCCGACGATCGTAAGACGTGGCTTCTTGAAAGTACCGCGAAAGAAGCAAAAGATCTCGAGGTACCGTATGGTAAGATAAAGCAGCTGGAAATTACCGACTTTATTCATAAGGATCTGGTAAACTTCTCGTTGGCGGATTTGAAACGTTCTATCGCACATATGGCAGATGGACTCAAACCGTCTCAGCGAAAGGTTATGTATTCTTGTTTTCAAAAGAACCTTAAGGATGAAATGAAAGTTGCGCAATTGGCTGCATTTGTGGCTGAAAAGTCTGCTTATCATCACGGTGAAGTAAGTTTGGCCGATACTATTGTCAAACTGGCAAACGACTACACGGGCTCTAATAATATTAATCTTTTGGAGCCATGTGGTCAGTTTGGGACCCGATTGATGGGAGGTAAGGATGCATCTCAGACCCGTTATATCTTTACGAAGTTGTCGAAGGAAACTCGAAATATCTTCGATCAAAAGGATGACGCGATACTTACCTATCTTGACGACGATGGACGAGCGATTGAGCCTGAGCATTATATGCCTGTTTTACCTATGGTACTCGTGAACGGAACTGAAGGAATTGGAACAGGTTTCAGTTGCTACGTTCCACCCTTCAATCCAGAAGATATCAAGGCAAATATCCTCAACTTTACAAATGGTAGAGATATGAAAAAAATGAAACCCTGGTTTCGGGGGTTTACTGGATCTATATTGGAACAGGATGATGATTCGTGGATCGCACAAGGTGTATGGAAAAGTATTGGGAGGACCGTTAAGGTAACCGATCTCCCCCCGGGTCGATGGACCCAAGATTACAAGGAACATCTCGATACTCTCGTTGAAAAGAAAATCATCAGTGGTTTCACAAATAACAGTACAACAGAGAACGTTGATTTTATCATCCAAGATTATAACGGCAAAGACGCTGTGAAAGATCTCAAGCTGCAAAAGACTATCAGATGCTCAAACATGCATTTGTTTCACCCCACAAGGGGTATCTGTAAATACAATACACCTGAACAAATTTTGGTTGATTTTATTAAACTTCGTATGGAACATTACAAGAAACGTAAGGCTCATCTCATCGACACGACCAAGAAGAAGGCTGAACTCTGTTCTCACCGAGCACGCTTTGTTAAAATGGTAATTGATGGTGATATAGTTGTATTTAAACGGAAAAAGCAAGATCTAGAAAATGAAATCAGTCGAGTGTTTCCGATGGTTGACAATTCGTACGATTACCTGCTACACATTAAGACCATCGAATACACGGAGGAGAGAGTCGCCGCTCTATTCGGTGAATGGAACAAACTCAGAGAAGAACTTTGCTTAATTGAAGCTACTGGTTATTTTGAAATGTGGGAAACTGATATTAAAAAATTGTAGACAATAGATAAGTATGGACGTACAGGGACCCGATCCAGGCGCCACCCTAGCTCTCAATGCTATTGGGAAACAGGATACGTACCTACTAAATGATGATCCTAGATATTCACCTTTTAAATATTCATACGATAGACATTCAAATTTTACAAAGTTTCATAGATCGACTACAATTTCTAAACCTAACGATGCGCAAAGTAATTGGCCTTTCGGTGAATCTATAAAGGTCACGTTAAACCCTCGTAATATGGGAGATCTTTTGAGTAATATGTATATTTCTGTTAAATTTCCCGGATTGGCAAGTGCTGGTTTTTATTTAGCAGATCAATTAGGGAGACATTTAATTAAATCCGTTACAATGCGTGTAGACGAGTTGGAAGTCGAGACGTATTATGACGATTGGGGTATTATTTATGATCAGATGTATTTGGACGCATCTGAAAAACGTACAAAACGTTTTCTTATAAATAGAAATCTTGCCGAAGATACGTCTATATTAAACCACACCGCGCTTGATCAGAAAGATTCGGATATATTAATTCCTATACCTTTATTTTTTTCTAGAAAATATGAAGGAGATGAATACGATAGTAATAAACCCAATCGCCCTTATTTCCCAACGTGTGCGGTACATAAGCAAAAGATAGAATTTGAAATAAAGTTTCGTCCAAAAACGTTTTTTACGAATTCTAGTCCAGAGAATATAACACTGAATAGTTTTGATCTTATAACTGAAGAAATGACCGTATCTGATGAAGAACGTATATTTTTATCAAAACGAAAACAGGTTTTCGTGACGGATATAGTCAAACGCCACCCCGTAGAAGAAACGGAAGTAGGTAGTAAAGTAGTGAGATTACAACTCGTTCCAAATATACCTGTAAAAACCCTATTCTGGTTTTTACGTGACAAAGACTACGAGAATGAAACCGTAGCTGGAGGTGGAACTCAACTGGCTGACCAGGCAGCCGCTAACATGCACAACAGGTACAATTTTTCTACGACCACTTTGTTTAACGCAACTGGAACTCCCATAGATACACATAATTATCCTATCATCGATAGCGCTAAAATTTTCATTAACGGTGAAGATTTACCAAATTTACCAAGAGTTGATCATACGTATTATAAATACGTTGTTCCTTATAATAATAGGTTGTCACGAACGGAGAGAAATATATACACATATTCCTTCGCGATGAATCCGATTAATGTGGAGCCATCGGGAAGTTTGGATTTCAGTCAGTTAAAGTCGGAAAGAACGGTACTAGAAATTAATTTAAAAACGGGATTAACTAAGACTTACGTCGTCAATTTATATTACGTTGGGTACCAAACGTATACATTCGAAGGTGGATTCATGTCACTTGCTTATTAGATAGTATGTATTTGTGATCTTGTATATATTCCACAATTTTATTCTTAATACACCACCGGATAAAATTCAACTGTGCTACAGTCGTATGAATTTTATCATGTGATTCGGGAACGGTGTAAATAATCTTTTGAGATCTACAAAATGGATCAAAAAGTTTTTTACTATACCCATCTAGACTAGACTTATAGGCACAATGGACACTGAATAGTTTGCCATCATTGGTCGTATATGATAAGTTATTCTTTTTAGAATAATTTGTTATGAACCATTCCAAATTTCGAAGTGATATGCCACCACTTTTATCTAGTAATTCTTTTAGTGTACTTCTATTTTCAGAATTTGTGTAAAATGTATTTATAGAACTTAATAATATATCTGATTTATTCATTTCTATTAAGAGGGTTCCTCTTTCTAAGCCTCTTTTCTTGTTCCTCTCTACAATATAAACATTCTGGATTATTTTCCCAAAGTTCACATATACAACTCGTATTAGGTTGCATATTTATCTGAATGG